AGCACCAGATTTCCGCACCAAGCCGCGGCGCGCATCCATAGGCATGCTTAATGGGTAGCCAATCGGCGACAAGTTGTCGTAGCATTGCAGTATCAATCTTGGGTTCCATGTCTCTCTTCATCGTAAGCACTGCCGGCACCGCGGTTGGCGCCCGACGACCGGTACCGGCAGGCTCGCCGCACCGTGCGGCGAACTGGTTCAGGTGATGCGCTCCCGCCGACAGCCGACGCAGCGACCGCTCAGGGCGTAGCGGTGAACCGCGAGCCGGCACACGGGCCGGATACGGTGGCGCATGTAGCGCTCGTAGTGAGTGCCACATCGGTTGCGCTTGACTGCCTTGCGCTCGCAGTGCAGGCATTGCCAGCGGGCTGGCAGGTCACGATGCAGCGTCATCGTCAGTTCCGCAGAATGCCGCCCAACGCTCGGCGCCAGCCCCGTCAAGCCAACGGACCAGCGCGTGGCGGGCCTCGTTCGACATTGCCGATGGCCGCGGCTTGCCAAGCTGCTGGCAGAACTCGGCGACCTGGTCGTATTCCCAGCCGCGCCCGCCTAAGTAGGCGCAGAAGCGCGAGCGGTCGGCCTCCCAGCTTGGATCGTGCTCTGACGCGACAACGGTTGTCGCAACGGTCACAGGATCGCCGTCCGCGTCAACAGCTGCGCCGACCTCCTCAGGCGTGTAGATGACGCCGTGCAGCGCCTCGGAGCAGGCCATGCGCGCCACCTCGGTGATGGCGCGCGCCCGCAGCATGGCGCCTGGAAAGCTGCGCCAGACCGACTTGCCCGAAAGGCCGGCTGCCTTTGCGCGGTCCATCGTCCAGACGCAGTGGAAGCCGTCAAAATGCGGGTCGTCCGACCGGATGATTTGGGCGTGGGCCTCGCGGTCGTCGCCCCAGACGCGTAGCTTGTGCCCAGCTCTACGGACTAGCGCGGCGATAAGGTCGGCCGACGCGGTGGGCTTGCCCTCGATGACGTGGATCGACGTGACCGCCGTCATCATGTCGACGCCGATTGACCGGGCGTATTCCATGGCCCAGAGGAGGTTTGCGGGTTGCTTTCGGAAGGCTTGCGGAAGCATGGAGCTGTCGGCCAGCTTGGCCGCGAGCGCCAGCTTGTCGTTGACGGTTGCGATTTCCGTTGCCATGACGACCTCAGGCCCAGCGGGGCGGTTGGAGTGTTGTCGATGTGAAGGTCGAGCCCATGCCGGGCCAATCATCGAACTGGACGCAGGCCGCATAGGTACGCACCGCGCGGTCCCACAGCGCTTTGCCGCGGGCAATAAACTCTTCGCCGGCCTCGAGGATGATGACATCGTGGGGCGCAGTCGAGTGGACGAAGATGAACACCTTGCCCAGCTTCTCGCCGGTCAGGACCTCTGCGGCCTCCTGATAGGCTGCCGCGCTGATGTGATAGCCGTGTTGCCAACACGCACGCTGAAGCGAGTCCTCGTCCTCGACTGAGGTCGACTTGAGGTCGATGATGCGGCCCGAGGTCAGGCAGTCAATTTTGGCCTTCAGCGGAGCGCCGTCGCGCTCCCATAACACCGGCAGCTCCATGCGCCCGCCGGTCATCAGGTCACCGGCTCCTGAAGTCTCGACGGCCCGAGCCATGGCGTGGACGCGGTCCCAATCGTCGCCGCTGACCGGTGTCTTGCCCAGGTTGTCAACCTGCCAAGCGTCAAAAGCGGCCCGGCCTTCCTTCGTCCTGCGGTCGATGCCCGGCAGCAGCGCATACCGGCTGACAAAGACGTCAGGCTCGAGCACCAGCGCGTGGAACATCGTCCCAAACTCCATGGCGGCCGTCGGCTTGGCCGGGTGCAGCCGCTCATGGCGGTAGCGCGACGGCGACTTTAGCAGTACTTTTGCGCCGCTAGCGGACAGGCGGGCGAGCTGGTGGTATTCACGATCATCCATCACTCACCCCCGAACAGCAGGCAAAAGCCCACGATGACAAGCAGGCCGATGACGACGGCTGCGACGTTGATGGCGTCAGCGACCATGGCAGCTTTGCGAGCGGCGGCTTGGGCGCGGCAGGTGATGCAGTCGGCGTGTTTACATCCCATAGGCCACCTCTTTCTTCAGCATGTTAGCGAACATGCGGTGCCCGCGCGCCATCATGGTCGCGCAAACCATCGGCCACAGGCCTGCCGGGCTCGCCTCGAGCATGTAGGAGCAGACGATGTCGCCGAAGACGCTGGCCGGCATGCGCTGCGCGGCGTACTCCTTGGCGCACCAGTCGAGCACATGCACGATACGCTCAAGCTTGAGCTGGTCAACTTTGCTTGTCATGTCTCACCTCCGCGGCGTTGCGAGCCGCTGTTCATGACCCCACTTTAGAGCGACTCAACAAGCCTGTCAACACTATTGTGTCGTTTTTTTTCGAGGTGAGCCTATCTTGCGACCGCGCTTGCGTTTTTCGCGGGACGGGTCGGCGCGAAAGGCTAGCTTGCGGCGCGTCTTGAGCGCGTCAAGCGTCATGCCCAGGGCGGCGGCGGCCTCCTCGAGGGTGCGGGCGGCGTCGCAAGCGGCGTCGATGATGGCGAGGTCAATCGTCGGTCGAGACATCCTCGGCCTCCTCGTGGTCTGGCGCGAGCTGGCTCCATGTCGGGCCGGGCTGGTCGCGGCGGGCAAGGTCGCGCAGCCAATGCAGATCGGCAAAGCGGATCTGCGGCGGCGGCAGGGGCTGATTGCAGTGTGGGCAGTGTGTCATGGCAGAAGCTCCATCTGCCGGTCGTCGCCGGCTTCTTTCAGTTTGGTCGAGCCGTCGCGGCTGGCGTATATCTCGCGTCGCTCGGCGGCGGCGATGCGCGCCTCGGCAATCTCGACGTGGTGCGGGTCTAGCTCGATTCCGATGAAATCGCAGCCCTCCAGCAGAGCTGCGATGCCGGTCGTCCCAGAACCTGCGAACGGGTCAAGCACGGTGCCGCCCTTGCGCGTGACCAAGCGGACCAGGTAGCGCATGAGGTCGACCGGCTTGACCGTCGGATGCGTATTGCCCCGCCCGCTCGACGTGCGGCCCGCTCCGGCGCGCGGGTTGTCCATGCCGGCGGATCCAGCCTCGCGGTCCACCAGCTCGGAAGCGGTATGCTTTGTGAGCTTGTCGCAGCCGACCTCTCGCTCTTTGGTATTGGCCTTGGCGGTGTAAAAGAAGCGGGCGGCGGACTCGTCATCGATTGCAGGGAACAACCCCACCACATCGTGGCTGCCGTCATGGATGAGGTTGGCGGGCCAGCGGCCGGCTTCGTGACCACGACCTCCCATCGCCATACCCTTACCAAAGCCAGCGGCAGTATCGTGAACCAATGAAGCATTCCTCGCACAGTCGTCAATGGTTTCCACCCTGCACCCTTCGACGTTCAACGCTCCCGTTCCATGCGCCAGCACGTTCGCGGCCACGGTGCCGGACAGCGGCTTGCGGGCGACGGTTACGGGCTCCAAGGCCGGCTTGAGTGCGGTGCCCCAGCCGTGCCACTCCTTGGCGGCGTCGGTGGCGGGGGCGGTAATGTTCCAGCCGCCAGCAAAATCCCCCAATGCGGTTTTTCCTTCTGCCGCCTTTGATGCGCCCCAATTTTCGGCCCGGCCTATTGTCTCCCGATTAGCACCAGCCGACTTGTCGATAGCCTTCGACACGTCCAGCGACTTAGGGAACCCCGAGCCATAGACCCATGCGATCATGTCGCGGATCTCAAACCCGGCGTCTTCGATGCGCACGGCCATGCGATGTTGTGTGCGGGTTCCAGCGAAGGCGAGCAGGTGGCCTCCCGGCTTGAGCACGCGCAGGCATTCGCTCCAGATGTCGACGCTTGGCACGTCATAATCCCACTTGCGGCCCATGAAGCTAATGCCGTAAGGCGGGTCCGTAACGATGGAGTCGACGGAGCCGTCGGCCATGCCCTTGAGCACGTGGAGGCTATTCCCGCAGATCACGCGCCAGCTCATGCCTGCCCCCGCTCGGCCCGGTCGGCGCGCGTGATCGTTTCATGGCATTTGACGCAAACGGCGTGCAGAAGAAACAGCGGCGTGGCGCCGATGCGGTTGTGATACGCATAGGCTCGGCTGCCATCGTGGTGGACTTGGCGGGCCTCGCGCTCGCAGCCGGGTAGGCCGGCAGTGCATAGGCCGCGGTCGCGTCGGAGCACCAGCGCGCGCGCCGTCTGCCACTGGTCGCTGTGGAGGAAGTCGCTATAAGCTTCCCACCAGTCGGCGGCTTCGGCAGGCTTGGCGGCTTGGCGCATGGCGTAGCGCTGCTGGGCAAGGGCTTGCGCGGCGCGACCGGCCTCGTCCCGCTTGGCTTGCCAGCTCTCCGCAGCGGCAGTGTCGGCTGGCTCGGCCTCGGGATGGTCGGCCAGCTTGTAGACCGTCGAGTCGAGACAACCGCAGTCAAGGCATTGCTGCCGGATGCTGCGGGCACCGGCCGCGGTCGTGACGAGGACATACCGCGAAACCAGGTGCATGCAGCGCGGCAGCCCGTGGCGCCAGAGCTTGCGTTGAGCTTTATCGAATAGCATCGACAACCTCCCACCTCAACTTTGCTTGGAGTGGATGAAGATCCACGCGCGGTCGTTCTTTTCGATTCCACCCTCCACCGGTTGTTGTTCCGATCAACTTCCAGTTTGCCGCGCGAAGGCTAGCCCCGCCCTCATCTGGAAGGGTATAAGTAATCAATCTGCGATACCCTAGGGCCCTTACTGCTCTCCATGCCGCAGAATAGAGCATGGAGCAAGCATTGCGGGTTCCATCGGTCGCTAACCGATTCACTTCAAGCGTCCATCCATCATTCAAACGCCGAGCAACCGGTCGACCAACCGTTGCAACGCCGCAAACTTCTCCATCCTGCGCAACCGCAAGGCATAGCTTCATCCCGCGAGGTGGTCGGTGATGTCGATGATGCTCCGCAATGAACGCGCAGGCTTCACGGAAGCTAATTGGCACGATTTCCAGCGCCATGAATCACCTCAAAACGGCACGTCGTCGCTGGCCGTTTGCTTGGGGCCGAGGGCTTGCACGGTGTCGGCGATGAGCACGATGTCCTTTCGTTCGACGCCCTGCTTGTCGGTCCAGACGTTGAGGTCGAGACGGCCGGCGCAGAGCACGGCGTCGCCTTTGTGCAGGCGGGCGGCAAACTCGGCCGTCTTGCCAAAGGCCGTCACCTGCATCCAGATAGTCTGTCGCTTGTCACCATACCCGACCGAGACTGCAAGCCGCAGGCGGGTGAGGTTTTGCTTCGGCTCGGCGTCGGCGCCAAGATGGCCGATGAGGGTGGCGTGGCTATAGCTAGGCATTGTTGGTTCTCCTCTGGGACAATTCAATGCGACCGCGGTGAAAGCCGAGGCGCAGGTGGTTGACGGTATGGCAGTGATCGCAGACCGCGGATAGGTGAGCGACGCATGGTGCGGCCCATTGCATCGCGAGATCAGGGTCTCCAAAGTTGGTACCGCCGCAAGCAATGCAGCGGACGATCGGATATGTGGCGAGCGAATCGGACATCAGCGGCGCTTGCATCACTCCACCTCCCATTGGCGCCACGTCGGGGCGCGGTCGATGGTGACGAGACGGACGCCGCGCCAGCTGCGAGTGGCGTTCGACTTCATTTCACGGATTCCGGCCTTGGCCAGCCGGTCGGCCACCGTCTTGACCGACAAGGGCTGTAGGCCGTTCTCGCCGCACCAGTTCTCAAAAGCGCGCCGAAACTCGGCCTTGGGGACGGACGCCACCGAGGACGGGTCCACCACGCAGCAGTCGTCGAGGAACTGGCCGACCACGTCCTCGGCCTCGCGGTACTCCAGCGATGCGGACTCTACAGCCGAGCAAAGGCCGAGCCGGTCATCGTGCCACATGCGGGCGCCGTCGACGGCCCACGTCAGGATACCGTCGGCCTCGGCCAGTAGCTTGTTGGGCAGTTCGCGGTCGATCTGGTCGTCTTGGATGGACGCAAGAAAGGGAA